GCTCAGGAGAGGTGACCTCGATGAAGTCGTTCTCGCCGCCGCCCTGGGCGATGTTGAGGCCGCCGAGGGCGACGGTCAGATCCAGGATACTCTTCCGATACGTTGCCACGGTGTCCTCCTAAATCGCGATCGTGCCCGTCGCGGTGACCTTGATGATGGCTCCGTTTGCGGTCGCGCCGAACGAGACGCCCGGGAGCTCGCGGGCGGCCTTGTAGACGCTCGACACGGCCGAAGCCTTCGGGACGTTGACAAATGCCGACCCTGGGGTGAAGCCGCCGTCCGGGTCCTCGTAGACGCGGATTCCCTCGAGCATGGCTGCCTGGATCTGGGCGATGCCGGAGTCGTTGAACGGAACCTTGCGCGAGCTCGTCTGCAAGCTGACCACCTCGGCCTGGACCTCTACGATCATCGCGTCTCGGAGCCTGATCAGGTCCATGAAGGTCTGGCTCGATGCGAGGACCCATCCGGCGTACAGGGTGCCGACGACCATCTCGATTCCGGCGTTGCTCACGCCCTCGTAGGTGTTGCCGTAGTCGGCGTGGACTCGCCCGCTCTCCGCCTCGGTGAAGCGGCTCGGCGTGACGCCCGTCAACGCCTTGTAGGCCCAGTTGGTCTTCCCGGGACCCTCGGGCAGGAAGCGGCCGGCGTAGGCCGCTGCGGGCATCTCGGAGAGCGAGTGCTTGGAGACGATGGCCATCGTCTGGCTGTGGTTGAGCGCCTTGAGGTCGGCGACGATGCCGGTCCCAGCAGCCCAGGTGTCGCTGTCCTGCGTCTGGATGAGGCAGGCCTTGAGGTCGTGAGCGTTCGCCCACGTGCTGCATGCGATGGCGTCGAGCGTCCCGCTGTCGCACGGGATCAGCATGTACCAGTCCGCGTCGTAGGCGAGGATCAGGTCGAGGTCTGTCGCCACCGTGCGGGCTGCCGTGACGTCGTCGATGCGGACGTTGAGCAGGTCGTCGTAGTAGAGGATCTTGCCGGCCATCGGGGCGGCGCCTCGGACCTCGACCACGGCGGCGTTGCCCGTCGCGACGATCCAGCCGGCAACGCCCCAGATGCCGGCGTTGATCAGGGCGGCGACGGCTGTCGCCTCGGCAGTCGTCGAGCTCGCGCCCGGGATGGTGCGAGTGTAGGTCTCCTCGGTCATCTCGCCGGCGGCCGACGGGTTCTCCCCGACGATCGTCACCGTGATCACCTCACCGGCGACTGCGGTCTGCACGGTGATGTCCACGTCGTGGTCCGCCATGACCTGAGCGGCGTAGGCCACCTTGAACGACTGAGGGCGCGGGTTCTGCGAGCAGAGCGCCTGCGCTGCCAGGTAAACCGGGTCGCTCGCGACGAAGCCCAGAGCGAGGAGGCTCGCGGACCACGTCGCCGATGCGATCTCGACGACCGGCACGCTGGGGCCTACCACCGTCGAGGATCCGTACAAGAGGGGCGTCCCGAAGCCTGGCTTGCCCACGCCTGCGGTCTCGAGGCTCACGCTGATGTCGATGATGTTGCTGATGTCCACGGCGACCTCCTACCCGATCGTGATGTCCCCGCTCCAGACGGTCGTCCCGGAAGGGACATCCGCTTCGGCGTCGACGATGGTCCTGATAGTTTCCACTGGCGTGTCGGAGACGGACGCCGTCGCGTTGAGCCGCAGGTCGAGTTGATGCACGCTCATCTCTCGTCCGTCGATCATCTGGTCCCCGATCGGAGTATCTCCCAGGACGCGCGCGACGGCAATGTCCGCGGCATCGAGCACCTCGCCCGTCGTCATCCGAAGGAAGAGGCGGTCCATGATCAGCGAGGCGAAGTGCTGGGCGTCGTGGTCGACGCTCGCGCGCTGCGTGACGATCTTGACTCCCAAGGTGAAAGACACCGACGCCTCCGAGGTGTAGGTGACCTCGTCCTCTTCGTCGTCCCACGCCTCCGTGAGTGTGGGCGAGCCGACGGTCTTGACGGCCGACTTGCTTAGGACGAGGTAGCCGTTGCTGGAGAACGTGGGCTTGACGGGGCGCCCGGTCCAACGAGTGGGGAGCCCCGTGATCGACGTCAACCACGCGGCGACCGTCGTCTCGATGAGGCTCCAGTCGGCCACTATTCGACCTCGTGCGTGATGCTCACGTAGAGCTGGCGGGTATCGACGAGGGGCTTGTCGTGCCCCTTGCGCGCTACGGTGGAGGCCGCCAGGGGCGGCGGGATGTGCTCGTCGATCCTGTTCCGGATGCCCGTCACGGCGAAGAGCCCGACGAGGCCAAGAGCCTGCTCGAGCGACCAGTCCCCCTTGGCGACTCGGACTCCAGCTCCGCGGAGCTTGTCACGTAGGAGCGCCTCGTTCTCGTCGACGTAGCCGCGAATGAATGAGCGAGCCGGAATTGAGTCCGTCCCGAACTCCGCCCACGCAGCCACCTCGGCGACCGTCGTCCCCTCTTGCGTCCTCGCCGATGCGCCCTGGCCGATGACACCGACCGAGACGGTCTTCTTCGTGCGGCGAGCGACGTTCGCCACCATCCGCGCAGCGCCACGGTCCTTGACGCGGACGGGCATTAGGAGACCCCCGTCGGGAGGTCCCAGCCCGGAGCCCGCTCGGCGCCTCCCACGAGGGAGTCGAGGCGCTGGCACTCCTTGCGGTGGATGTTCTCGACCGGGCGACCGAACATGTCCCGGCCGAAGGCCTGCTGGAAGAGGATGGCGGCGGCCTCGAGGTAGCGCCGGTGACGCTCCTTGGTCTCGTTCGAGTACCCTGAGAGCTCGAGGGCGTTGGCCTGGTCGACGGCGTGCGTGACGACGTCCGGAGTCTGGCTCCACGCCTCTGACCACTCCGGCTGTACCGCGACGAGCCCAGCCTCTGTGATCGTGACGCTCATGGTCAGTCGACGATCTTGAGGCCTGCGCGGACCTCCTCGAGCCACTTGCGGCCGACAGCGTCGACGGGCTCGAGCACGCCGCCGAGTGCGTAGATCTTGATCGAGGGGTTGTTGGGGTCGACTCGGCCCGTCGCGCCCGGGAGAATCTTCTCGGTGAGCGGGACGATCGCGCCGTCGGCGCGCTTCGCGGCGCGGCTGTTCATGACCATCCTGATCTTCGACGGGTTCCGGAGCTCGATGGTTTCGCGTGCCATGGGGTCCTCCTCGACGTTGTGCCTAGGAGGAGTATGAGCGGGGAGATGCTGCCGTGTCAATCTGCGAGGCGGGGCGAGTCGTTTCCATTTCGGAAACAGCTCAAGGCGGGCGACGACCCTAGCAGCCGTCCATGTAGCCAGCGGTCAGCGGCACATGGAAGGCGCCGCCGCCGAGCTTCTGCCGGCCCGCGAGCCGGTAGGTGAAGCCGTGCTTCTCCGGGGGCTCGAGGGTGAACGACCGCGCGACGAGCACGGCGAGGTGGAGCGGGTTGGAGAAGTACGCCATGATCCTGGGACCCGTTCCAGCCGCGTCGTACAGGTCGGCTCGGTTGCACTCGAGGATGCGGATGCCAGGGTAATCCTCCTGGATCATCGTCCGCACGTTCTTGTCCGTCTCGGCTCGGCGCACCGTGAGGTACCGCGTCAGGCTCGCCGGGATGATCAGGACGTTGGGGCGGACGTTGTCGTTGGCGGCGAACACAGCCTCGATGAGCGCCTTGACGTCGCCGAGGATCTGATCCGCGGTAGCACCCGACCAGGTGCCGGTCACAACCGCCGTCGGCGTGATGCCGGCGTTGTTGTACATCCCGGAGAACCCGGAGGCTGCGTCGCCGAGGAATGCGACGAGGTCGAAGATCGATTCGACGCGATCGTTGAGGGCCGCCATTTTCTCCTGTCGGAGCTGGACGCCAGCGAACGCTGCGGACTCGAGCTCGTCGAGGGACCAGATGACCCCGCGTGCGTAGCTCATCAGGCGCAGCGTCTCGAACTCTCCACGGATCTCGACGTACTGGATGTCGTCGGCCGACGGAGACATCTGCCCGAGCGTCGCATCGTCGATCGTGACGACGCGCTGGGTGAGGACCGTCTCGGCCCCAGGGGGGATCGAGGAGTCGACCGGGAAGAGCCCGCGGGCCTGGTTCGGGACGTACAGGGTCGGGATGTTCGCCGACATCATGTGCTGGAGCATCTGGGCGAAGAGCCGGCTCTCCCCGGCGTCCTCCTTCCAGTTGGCGGCGTACACGGAGTCCTGGCGGAAGAGCCGCACGAGCTCCTTGATGGCTGCCTCGTTGGGATGCTTGAGCCGGAACTGCGGGTCCTTCGCGTCGGCGTGGATTCCGACCTGGCCGAGGAAGACCGCCCGGTTCTCGGGCTCGAGGTTGGCAGCGCGGGGCGCCCCGCCGAAGAGGGTCACCCTGCGAAGCTCCTGCATCGCGTCGAGGGCGAGCTCGCGATGCCGCGAGATCCGGTCCTCGTGCGCCCTCTGCTGCTGCGCGTCGAAGCGATAGAAGTCGGACATCTTAGACCCCCGTCAATCTGATGATCGCGAGACCATCGGCTGCGGCCGGAGAGCGCCACTTGGCGCCGATCAGCCTGGCGTAGGACGCGGGGGTCATCGCCCCGTCCATCCCTGTGAACTGCCCCCGGAGGTCAGTGCCTGCGGCGAGCACGCGGACGTAGACGTCGTCGCCAGCGGAGACGGCGTGCTCAGGGATCGCAACGAAGTCGCCCTTGACCAGGAGGTCGACGGCCTCCTCGTCGGCGTAGTTGCGGACCGCGGTGTTGGGCTCCTTGATGCCGCGGTAGAGCGCGACGCCCGGGTACTCGTTGGGGCTGAGCTCGACGCGGTCGTTGGCCACACCGAGGGTCGCCGCGCCGCCCGTGGCAGCCGAGCCCGCCGAGATGTCGACGTGGTCGATCGCCGACATCGGGACGTCGCCGTAGAGAGCCAGGGCGCCGGAGCCCGTCGCCTTGTTGACGGAGCAGGAGCAGTTCGCCCCGCCAGCGTCGCGGCCGTACCAGGTGACCGTGATGCCGGCGGCGATGTCCCAGTCGGTCGACGCGTCGAACGAGATCGACGGTACGCGCGCGGGGGAGATTCGGTCGGCGCCGATGGCACCGTCGAAGTCACCAGCGGCGATGGTTTGCGCCGCGGCAGCCGCGATGACGACGGCCGCGGTGGCGATGGCGTCGACGTCGGCCGCAGGGAGGGCCGCCATCTCTGCGACCTGCGTCGCGGGGTCGGTGCCCCAGACGAGCAGGCGCCCCGCCGCGAGGTCGCCCTCGCAGACGCGGCTGATGATGTCGTGAGGGTAGGGCCCCTTGCGGAGCATCCCCTCGATGAGGACGGGGTCAGCAACTGCTGCCTGGACGGTCATGGTCTTCCTCCTACAGTCTCGTCATGGCGAGCTGCTCGGGGGAGAGCTCGACCTTGCCGTTTGAGTCGTTGTCAAGGACGACGCGGAGCTGATCCGCGGCGTCGTGTGTGGGTGCTTCGTTGGCGACGTCGAGGGCGGCGTCGAAGCGGGCGGCGACGTAGGTGGCGTCCTTGCCATCGAGACTGACGCCTCGGGCGACGAGGGCGGCGCGTCGGACGTCGAGCTCGGAGCCCTTGTCCTCGACCGCTCCCCCGGCGACCTTGGCGGCGTCCGCGAGGAGCTGCGTCCGCGCCGAGGAAAGCGCAGCGAGCGCCTCCGGTGACGTCGCAGCGGCGAGGGCGGCCTTCGCCTCGGCCTCGTCCTTCTTTGCCTTCGCGAGCTCCTCGGCCGCACTGTCCGCGCGAGCCTGGAGCGCCGTCACGGACCGCTCGTGCTTCGCCCAGGCCTCCGCCAGCGGCGAGTCATCCGGGACCTCCACCGTGTAGGAGACCCCATCGATCTTCAGGGTGATCTTCATCGTGCGCCTCTCCTTGGGGGGGTCCCCCCCGGCCTCGAAAACCATGAGCCCCTCGCTGTCGAGGTGCATGCGTACCGTGGGGCCTCCCCGCGCCTGACCGGGTTCGAGCATGGCGAGGTGGTTGCCTCTGATGTTGCGCTGGACCGCGTCGTAGCGCTCGCCTGCAGGCGTGACACCGGGGGTCTCATCGAGGGCGGCGAAGTAGCCGACCGAGAGCTCGACGAGCTCGCCGGACTCGACGCGACGGATGGCGTTGGCGTCGTCGAGCCAGACGCTCCCGCTGACGTGGACGCCGTCGGCGGCCTTGCGGATCTCGTCGCCGACATGGCCGACGACCACACCGTCCGTGACGAGGCGCCGCCAGTTGTCCGGCGTAACGGCCCCCTCCACCGGGTGCTGGATCGAGACGGGCATCCCCCGGAAGGTCACCAGCGACGTGTCGGCGAAGACCTCGTCGGGGGGGCGGTACTCGATCTGATCGCCGTAGGCCTGGGTCCCAGTGCGCGAGAAGTGGCCGTCCACGCGGAGGCGGTTGCCCACGCGCTCCTTGGCGTCGACGCGGAACCTTGTGACCCTGGGAAGCAGTTTCGTGCTCACGTCCCGAGTATGGACGCGTCAAGTCTGCGGTGTCAATCGCGACCCACTGAGCGTCAGAAATCGGGCAGCACGGGCTCGGCAACGCATCGGCACTGGATGTCCTCGCCTGGGTGCCCCGGGCCTGGTGGGTGGGCCCATTCCTGTTTTGTCCCCTCGAGGGCGCGGTGAGTGTCGCGCACCTTGCTGTCGCGTGCCGTCCTCCAGATGTACTCGGTGACTCCGAGGGACGTCTGCTTGTGCTGGTGCAGGCGACCGTTGAGCTTGAGGGTCTGGTCTCTCGCGATGAGCCGGAGCCGGCTCTTCCCGACGTCGAAGCGCTCCTGGAGCACCAACATCAACGAGTCGACGCGGAGCCCCTCCTGGAAGGCTGCGGCGATGGTCTCGGCGATGTCGTCGAGCATCGACGGGCGTCCGAAGTGGTTCGGGTCGTGGACCGCCGATGAGATCAGGTCGACGTTGTCCCGGGTCCACGGCTGGATGAGGTTCGCCCAGGCCGGCGTGTCGGTCGCCGCCTTGTCGGTGATAAGGCGGCGGACCTCGGAGTCAACGAGGCGCTCTACGCGGCGCCCCTGGGCGACGACGACGGGCAGCAGCGTCTTTGCACTGACGGCGGCCCCGAGTGCGTGGCGACACCACGAGAGCGTCTGCAGGGCGGCCTCGGGGCTCGCAGCGGCGAACGTCGGGGGCGTCGGGACCGCCGAGCCGGCCTCGTCGATCAGGAGCGGGAGAGCGCCTCGTCGCCGCGGTTTGATCTGCCCCCGGTCGAGTGCCTGCCCCTGAGCGATGGAGCGTGAGACGAAGGCCTGGATCGCCACGAGGGGCGGACGCTGGCCAGGGAAGGCCACGGCCGCGACTCGCTCCGGACTGGTCGCCCAGGGCGCGTACCGCTCCACCAGCGACGCCTCGATGCCAGGCCACAGGTAGACCGCGCGAGCGTCCTGGACTGGAGGCTCTGGCCAGACGGCAAGGAGCGGGTCGAGGCCGATCTCGATCAGCGCCTTGGCTCGGCGCCAGACGGAGTCGGATGCCGCGAGGTACCGGATCTCGGCCTGGCGGGGCTCACGCGGGCGTCGAGCACGCAATCTCGATCGCCTCCCTCATGGCCGGAGTCGCGAGCCCACGGGGCGTCCGTGGGCCGTAGAAACCCACGAACTCGGTGCCTCGGGCCAGGCCTGGATACACGCCGCCCTTGTAGTGGACCTCGACGGCCCGGAGCTCATGCTGCTCCGCCCGGAGGATCTTGGGCTTCGCCTTCGTCGCCTTTGTCGCCGGATGGGTCGATTCCTGGTTGTCCTGCTTGCTGTCCACTGGTGCCTCCTGGTGGTGTTGCTTGCTGCACCGGAACGAACCCCTTCCCGACGTCTCCAAGAATAAGCTCCGCGGTCTTGACATCGACGGGGAAGGCCGAGCTGATGATCGCGATCGCGCTCTCCCTGGGCAGCTGGCCCATCACGACGGCTTGGACGACCTCGAGCATGGCCGTCACCTGAGCGCCGTTGAGTGCCGTCTGCGGGTCGACGGCCTCGGCAGGCTGCTGCAGAGCCAGTGGGTCAGACCGGACTCCATCCGTGGGGACATGCCCGAGGTCCATCTCGTCGAGCGCCCGCATCGCCTCGGCCACCTCGGCCGAGAGCCTCACCGGGGCGGTGTTGTACTCGTCGCCAGCGTGGCGCCAGAGCCCCGCCGCGGTCTCGCTGTAGACGCCCACGCCGATGTTGATGGCGTCCGTCTCTGCGACCGTCTTCTCGAGAGCGGCCTGCTCTGTCTCTGAGAGTTGGCGCAGCGGCGGGAACGTGACGGCCCACGGCCCGAAGCCCTGCTCTTCGACGATGAGGTCGACGAGGTGCTGGATGCCCGGCAGCAGGTCGCCCTCCTGGTAGCTCGCGACCTCGTCGTCCCAGAGGGTGAGATCGCTCTCCCCGGTTGCGTTCTCGCCGGCTGGGCTCCTCCCAAAGAGTACGGTCTCGGGCCAGCCGACGCTCGCAGCCAGGCTTGACCTGACTGCCTCGAAGGTGTCCTGGACTCCAGTGAATGTCCGCTCGATGAACTGGAACTCCTCGGCGTTTTTACCTGTCGAGTCGCCCGCCGAGATCGGCATGATGCGCAGCGCGCGCGCGAGCTCGAGGATGCGCAGGCGGGCTCGGAGGAGCTCCCCCTGGTTCACCAACAGGCTCGGGAGGTCGGAGATCTTTAGCACCGCTTGGCTGGCGTCGACGAGCATCTGGCTCATGGACCGCTTGGCACTGTCGTAGTCGCGGAGGTCCCTGTAGACGGACTGGAGGATCGGGATGTCCCTCCACTCGTTGTCCTCCTTGAGGCGCCTGTGGGTCATCACGGAGCCGAAGAGGATCAGTCTGCTCGTGTGGGTCTCCACCGACGTCCCGGCGGCCTCGAGCTGGACTGTCCACGTCGCCGGGAACCCGTAGCCAGGAGACGATGGGTCAGTCTCGATGCGGAGCGCCTGAAACTCCTCGGCCCGCAGGACGCGGAGCCACTTGATCTCGCGGACGGAGCCGAGCGGACTCGCCGCGTTCACCTCGCTGTCCGATGTCCCGAGCAGCACTGCTCCTCGGCCGAACAGGCGCCCCCACGCCGCAGCCTCTTTGAGCTTCGCGATGGCTCCGAGCGCTTCGAGGCGCTCCCAGATGGCGGCCTCTTCGGACTGGGCTCGCTCAGATTCCACGTCTCCGACGGCGGAGAGGAGGAACCCTTTCTTCATGGCGCGCTCAATGGGCGCGGTGATCACCCGGCGGGCGACAGAGTCAGAGACGTAGTACTCGTCGAGCTCGTCGAGAGTGAGCCACGTCTCCCCTCGCATCACGTGGTGGGTCAGGGAGGCGTAGGCCGTGCCCAACTTCGTGACAGCGTTTTCCCAGCCGTCGGCGAGGAAGTCTGCCATCCGGCTGACGCTTCGCACGTTTTTTTGCTTGCTCATGACCTCAACACCTGCTCCCACGCCTGAGCGTATGATGCGGCGGCCCCGCCCTTGAGGTCAAGGAGCGCCAGACCGCTGGTCGATACCTGATCGTCGTGCCGCGTGCCGAGCCCGTCGAAGCTTAGGTGCTCGGCGATGAAGCCGTCGCCCCCGCCCATCCATTCCGCGTTCGCAGGGAGATGGACGACGCTCGCGGCCCAGCATGGACCCTCGACGAGCTGGGTGCGAGCAAGGCAGCCTCCGGCGTGCGGGATGACCTGTACGCCCAGCGTGCGCAGATCGTCCTCGAGCGCCGAGCCGTTGGCGGCGTCCTCGATGCGGACATACTGGCTCTCAGGGTGCGCCACGATGAAGTCGGCCAGTCGCTGGCGCGCCTCGGAGAAGCCCCATTGGCCACGGATTTGGTCGAGCAGATAGTACTCGCCCTCCCAGCGCGCCCAGAGTTGAAAGACCGTGAAGTCGCTCGTGGGCTTGCCTTTGAACGTTGCGTCGCCGTAGATGCCGCAGACCACGCCCCAGGGGTTCGATGTGCCACGCGCCTCCACGTACGCCCTGAGGCGCCCTGGCAGCGAAGCGTAGCGCCGCTCGAAGTACTCGGGCCGGAGGAGCTGCCCCCCCGGAGGAATCGGCCTCTGCTGGAGCTGGGCGGCGACCGAGCTCGGACCCATGCGCTTGAGCTCCTCGAGCTCCTCCTCGTCGAAGCGCCCGGGCCACATGATCTCGCCCTCGGCGCGGAGGTCGTCCGGATGGTGGTCCTCGCGGTCTGGCTCGGCCCACATCGGGATGATGATCCGCTCGACGCTCGGGTCCTGCGCCATCCACCGACCAGGGACGTCGTCGCGGTGCAAACGCTGGCCGACGAGGGTCTGCGTGGTCAGCCGCGGGTCCGCCTGCCGAGTAGGGAGGACGTCAGACCAGAAGTCCCAGGCTCTGTCAAAGGCCAGGACACCAACACCGAGCGCGTCGATCGCCTTGTTGAGATCGTCGCCGATCAGGTCGTGGGCGTGGCGCCCAGTGACCTCACCACCGACGGAGCCACTGAACCTGGATCCCTTCCGGTCGTTCTCGAACCATTTCGCGGCGTGCGTGTTCTGGTACGGGATCGATGGGCCACCGATCGACCGGTACCAATCCGAGTTGACGAGGTCGCGCATCTGGCGCGCGGGCTTGATGGCGAGGGCCCCGCCGTAGGTCGTGTGGATCAGTCGCCGGCTCGGGTCGAGGAGCCAGGCCCACGCCGGCCAGAAGACCCCCGTCAGCAGCGTCTTCGTGGACCCTGGCGGAACGCAGATCACGAGCTTGCGGGTCTCCCTGCGCGTCACGCGCTCGAGGGCCGAGCAGATGATCTTGTGGTGCCAGTTCTCCTGGAATGGATACGGCTCGACGATCCGCCAGGCCTGCCGGACGAAGGACAGCAGGCTGCGAGTCACGACGATGCGCCGCAGAGACTCGACCTGGGAGCGGCCTATGGTGCGGGGGCGCATCGCTCGCGGGAGGCGAACGACGCCCCGTCAGCATCGGTCGCCTCGAGGCCGGTGAACTCTTGCCAGCGACGAACAGCCATGTCGACGTAGGCTGGGTTGACCTCGATGGCGAAGCAGCGGCGGCCCTCCATCTCCGCGGCGATGATGGTCGTGCCGGACCCGCTGAAAGGCTCGTACACGTCGCCCTCGTGGTTGGCGATCGGGCGCCGCATCGCCTCAACGGGTTTCTGGGTCGAGTGCCCGGTCTCGGAGCGACGGTGGTCGATCTCCCAAAGCGTCGATTGCTTTCGGTCACCACACCACGCAGCAGTCGAGCCCTTCCGCACTGCGTACCAGCAAGGCTCGTGCTGACCGTGGTAGTGCCCTCTGGAGATGACTAGTTGGGATTTGGCCCATATAATTTGTGTCCTCAGTAGGAGGCCCGCACGCTCTAGGCTGCCTCCCACTACTGGCGCCTGCTTAGGACCATGCCACACATAGGCGACGGCGCCCTCAAAGAGGGCCCACGCCTTGGACCAGTCCGCCCGGTCATCGTTCTCCACGGCCCCCGTGGCCCGCTTGCCGCCGAGTACTTTCTCCCTCCACGACGCGTCGTACTCGACGCCGTACGGCGGGTCGGTGACCATCAGGTTTGGCTTCGCCCCGTCGAGCACGCTGGCGACGTCCTCCGCCTTCGTGGAGTCCCCGCACAACAGTCGGTGGCCCCCGAGGGACCAGATGTCGCCAGGCCGAGAGACAACGACGGCCTGCTCATCCGGCACGTCGTCGGGATCGGTGTGCCTTTTTGCCGCCGCCTTGTCGGCCTCGGCGAGGATCGCGTCGATGTCGAGGTCGTCCTTCCAGTCCTCGAGGCCTTCGTACTCGGCGAGCAGCTCGTCGAGTTGCGGGACGTCCCACGTCGAGAGCTCGTTGAGCCTGTTGTCGGCGACCATGCGCTCTACCGCGGTCGCCTTGTCGTCGCCGAGCACGAGGACGGGTACCTCCTCGAGGCCCAGGGACCTCGCGGCGTACAGGCGTCCGTGTCCGACGATGACCTCTCCGTTCTCGCGAGCCACGATCGGGGCGTGCCAGCCGAGGTCGCGAAGAGACCGGGCGATGCCGTCGACGAAGTGTCCCGACCGTGGATTGTCCGGGGCCTCGTGGATCGACCCGATGGGGGCCAGGATGGGCTCGAGCCCGGGCGGGACGAACGCGGAAGTACGAGGCTTCGGAGCCGGAGCCTTGCGTGCCATCAGTCGACCCCCGCCTCGGAAAGGAGATCCAGGAGCAGCTCGGCGCGCTCCGGAGCCATCCCGTCCAGATTGAGCTCGACGCGCCCCACCTCCCTCGACGTCGCCTCGCCGATGACCAAACGCTCGAGGGTCACGGCCTCCTTGAGGAGCGCGAGGGCGTCCCGGGTCGCGACGGTGGAGCCCTTGGCATTGCTCTCGCGCGCCGTCCTGAGGTCCTTCGCCAGGGACAGAGTGCCAAGGGCCCGCGCGATCCCCAAAGCCTTCATGTGCTCTCGGGCGAGCTTTTCGGTCTCCGTGAGCACGACCTCGTCGCGGGCGAGCAGCACCGTCGCGTCCCAGCTCGCGCAGCGCTCGACCCAGCGCCACTCATGACTGAGCTTCCGCAGGTAGCCGAGGCGCCGACCCGTCATCTCGACCACTCTTTCGAGGCGTCGCTGCAGTCCCATGTCCCGATAGGTCATGAAATAGTCGTATGGTCTCGCGCCTTCTCCCTCTTGCCTGTCCCAGAGGTTGGGCTGTGGTGACCTTTTTTTTACCGCCATTCACCTATCGTAGCACGGCCCCGGATCGGAGCGCCACCTGGCCGACGAGGACTCAGAGTGGACGTGGCGCTCCCGCTCCTGGATGGAGGTGGCCTCCCTGGCGCGAGGAGCCGTCGAGAGGGCCGAGCAGCTCGCGGCGCACCTCACTGGCCACCCAATCGACTTCGGCGACTGAGAGCCATCCTGGGCCCGTCCTGGGCCCGATCCGTCCTCCCCCCTCCCCAGCCCAGCTTTGACGGCCTGATCGACTCGCACCAACGTTGATCGTTGATCGACGGGCCCGAAAAGCTCGTATCTCGCGTATAGCCCGGTATTTTTGTACATATAGGTACATGAGGTACAGAGGGGGTGCTGAGAGCACCCGGTAGCGGGTGCTGAGAGCACCCGGTAGCGGGTGTCCAGAGCACTCACTGTGGCAAAAAACTCACACCTAGCGGGTGCTCAGAGCACCCGGAGTAGGGAGGTGTAGGTAAGCCCTGGGGCGCCTCTCGCCCGGCAGGGTGGCGGATTCGGCCGGCGGTTCTCGCCTCTCGCAGTCTTTTCGCGCACTTATGTGCTGGCACGAAGCCCGCAATACCCTCTGGCATGAGCAACACGGCGAAAACAGCGCGAGCGGGACGCAAGGCGGGGCAGGGCTCGAAGTGGATCAGGCCCGAAAAGCGGGCGAGGATCTACGCCAGGGACGGCCACCGCTGCCTTTACTGCGGCGCCTCAATCGCCGAGGACGCCGGGACGGTGCTCACCCTCGATCACGTGACGGCCTGCGAGTTCGGCGGGACGAACGCCCACACGAACCTCGTGACGGCCTGCCTGAGCTGCAACTCGAGCAAGCGCGCCCTGCCCCTGAGGGCGTTTCTGATGGTGCTCCAGGACAAAGGGATCGACACGACGACGGTCGCCCGGGACATCCGCAACGCCACCAGGAGAAAGCTCCCCAGGTAGAAAAAGGTTGACACGCGCTGCGGCGCGTACTATTACTCAGTGGCACTCAGAGACACGCGGGAGGAAACGATGGACAAAGAGAGCAAGGCATACGAGATCACGAACACCACCTCTGGCCAGAGCCTCGGGCTCTACCTCGGGGCGACGTCGGAGGAAGCGATCATGGCCATGCTCCGCGACGCCGGTGGCAGAGTGTTCTCCCCAGAGGACATCAACAGCGCCGGCATTCTGGCCGACGCACGGAGCCAGGGGTACCAGGAGGTGGTGGAGCTTGCGGCCGGGTCCACCGGCCCCGGCCCCGACGTATCTATCACGGTGTACCTGGCGGGCGGCGAGCTCGTGGCCGTCACCAACGGCGATCCGGTCTGGGAGTGCGTCGACGGCGAGGCCTTCATCGATCTCATGATCGAGGCGGGGATCGAGCCAGACGATCTCAAGCTCTCCCACGATCTCACGGTGCGCGAACTCGACGGTATCCCCATGCTCGCCGGCCCCGAAGGCGGAGAGTACCTCTCCACCGAGCGCGCAACGTGCGACATCTGCGGCCGCAAGGGATGGCGGGCGGACTGGCCCGAGGGCGACAGCGAGGACGTGCTCGTGGCCGATCCTCGCCGCGGTGGAAAGCCCACGTGTGGGGACTGCGCCGGCGCCAGAGAGAGGGAGGAGGAGGCACATTTCCATCGCCTAATGGACGACGAGGAGGCCGACCGTCTGCGGGAACTGGAGGACGACGAGGACGAGGACGACTAGACACCGCCCGTGGCCGCGTAGGCGGCGCCGGGCTCAAACAAAAGGAAAACAACATGAGTGAGAAAACAATCATAAACCTGACTCCCCACTCTATCACAATCTGCTCCCCAGGGACGGCGTCGCTAGAGATCCCGAGCACCGGGCTGGCTCGGGTCGAGGAGGAACTGATCCCCGTCGACGAAATCAACGGGTTCCCGGTGTACAGGCGAGTCCTAGGGGAGGTCACAGGCCTCCCCGAGCCACAGGACGGAGTCGTGTACGTGGTGAGCCCGGTGGTAACTCAGGCCTGTCCAGAGAGGGACGATATCTATTCTCCCGGACTCCTGATCCGGAACGACTGCGGGATAATTGTAGGCTGTTGTGCTTTTCTGACTCCCCCTCCTCCGGTCGATGCCCGGATACGGGACCTCGAATCCAAGGTGTGCGACCACGTCGGGCACTGCCCGGGGGGCGAATGATGTACATCGTGACGACAGGAGAGGACGCGGACCAGATCGAGAGCCGACACCGGAAGTATCGGCGCGCGGTCGAGGCCTTCGACCGACTCGAGGCCCCTGCCCAGATCTGGGTGGAGCACGAGTACTACGACGACCGAGCGAGACCCCGCCCGGTCCAGGCGAAGTCGGAGGAGGAGCAGTGAAGCACCTCACAACCGAGCAACTAGCGCGACGCCTCATGGCCATCCGGACAGCGGACTCGTCCGAGTCGCGGGCGATCCTCGAGGCGATCGACAGGCTCCGACACCCGATTTCGGCGGCCTTCGATGAGATCCAAAAGGACGAGGCCGCCTTCGCGGCGACCCAGAAAGGGAACCCGACATGAGCAAGATCGTCAGGCTCGAAGCGACCAACATCAAGCGGTTGACGGCCGTCGAGGTCACGCCGGACCCGGACGGGTCGCTGGTGATCGTCCGCGGCAACAACGCCCAGGGCAAGTCGAGCCTGCTCGACGCCATCGAGTACGGGCTCAGAGGCAAGCGCTCGATCCCTGAGGAGCCGCTGCGCCACGGGACCAGCAAGGGCGAGGTGGTCCTCGACCTCGGCGACTTGGTCGTTGAGCGGAACTTCCGCCCCGACGGTGGGACGTCGCTCAAGGTGACGGCCGCGGACGGATCGAGACTCAAGAGCCCGCAGGCGGTCCTCGATCGCCTCTGCGGGGCGCTCACCTTCGATCCGTTGGAGTTCGAGCGGGCGACGCCGAAGGAGCAGGCCGCCCAGCTCCGCGAGCTCTCCGGGCTCGACTTCCGCGCCGCGGACGCCAAGCGCGACCTCCTCCTGGAGGAGCGGCTCCTGGTGGGCCGCGAGGAGCGCGCGCTGCGCCAGCGGGCCGAGGCGATGCCTGTCGTCGCGGCGCCGGACGAGGAGATCGATCCGTCGGCCATTGCCGCCGAGCTCGAGGCGGCCTTCTCCGCAAACGCCCTGGTCGAGGCGGACATGCGAGAGATCGATCGGAGGACGAAGGACGTCGAGGCGAACGAGTACGAGATCAAGGTCCTCGAGGAGCGCCTCGCCCAGGCCAGGGCCGATCTCGCGGCTCGCCAGGCGATCCTCGCCCACGCCGTGGAGGCGGCTGCAGGGCACGCCCCCGTCGACGTCGACTCCATCAGGGCGCGCCTCTCCGAGGTCGAGACGGTCAACAAGGCCGTCCGTGCTAACCGCCAGGTCACTGAGCTCCTCGAGGGCGCGGACGCCGCCCAGGCCTCCTACGCCGCGCTCACGGCGCAGCTCGCCGAGATCGATGCCGCGAAGGCTCTCGCGCTCGCACAGGCCGAACTTCCGATCGATGGGCTGGCATTCGACTCGGACCGCGTGACCTACAAGGGCGTGGAGTTCTCGCAGTGCAGTCACGCCGAGCGCCTTCGGGTGTCCATCGCGCTCGGGCTCGCCGCTCACCCGGACCTGTCCGTGATGTTGATCCGGGACGGCTCCCGCCTGGACGACGAGTCGCTGGCCCACGTCGGGCGTCTCGCGGCATCCCAGGGCGCGCAGCTCTGGATCGAGGCCGTAGGCGAGGACGGGCCCGCCACCGTCGTGATCGAGCACGGCGCGGTCAAGGAGGTGCGATCGTGAGGGGCGCATCGCGCCCAGCCAGGGTGGCGGATTCGGACTCCTCCGGAGACGCCAACGGCGCCGGTCCCGCCAGGGCGTGACGCGACACCTGGCACGGGACGCGCATCGTACTCGAGGCATGAACAGCAGCACGGAGGAGACGATGACGGACGAGGAGTACGCGGAGGCCCGGGCCGAGTTCGGAGACGCCTTCGGATCCTGTGTCGCACGACCTACGCCACAGGCGCTCGCAGACGAGCTCGGCTGGTCCCGCTCGGACGTCATCTCGTTCGTCGATGCGAGCGTTGACTACGTGTTCGCCGGCGACGTGATTCACGCCGCTCGGCTCCGATAGGGGGGGGTACCATGACTCCAATGACTGAATTTCAGGTCGTCTGCGCGTGGTGCACGAAGGTGCTCAGCGGCCCGGACGGGCTCCCGATCTCGCACGGCATCTGTCCGGCCTGCGCGGCGGGGCTCGACGCAGAGATCGACACGGCGGCCCCTGAGGCGCCCCAGGAGCGGTCGTCGGCGGAGGCGAGGCTCAGGGAGCACGAGGACTATTGGCGGGGCCTGTGGCCGTCCCTGGCCTGGGCTGGCTGGGCTCACGGACATCATCAGGAGGCTCTCGAGCCGCTGGAGGAGCGATGAGGAAGGTAGAGATCCAGATCCCGGACAGCTACGGCGTTTACCGGTGCTGGGCGTGCCCGACGCCGTGCTTCGTCGCGGTGGGCGCCGCGGAGGAACTGACGGCGGACGGCGTCCCGGTCTGTGTCTTCCCGATGATGCGCCGCGCGGCCGTCTGGACAGTGGTCGTCGCGCCGATCGTCGACGAGGAGGAGGAGGAGGAGGAGTACGACGCGCCAAGGCCGAGCCTGTGGCGCAGGAAGGACGGCGAGCGATGACCGATCGCCCCGGCTGGCACGAGGCCCGCGCGCTCGGCATCGGCTCCTCCGACGCCCCCGCGATCCTGGGTCACTCGCGCTTTGGGAGCGCGTATTCCGTCTGGCTGGAGAAGACCGGGCGCGCGCCGCGGAGCGACGTCGAACAGCCCTGGATGGAGTGGGGCAGGCGCATGGAACCCGTGATCGCCGAGTGGTTCGGCGACCTGACGGGTCGTACGGTGACGCGGTACCCGCAGGACGAGGTGCACGTGCACCCAGAGCGCAACTGGATGCGCGCGACCCCCGACGCGCTCCAGATCGACGCCGAGCGAGGCCCGGGGCTCATCGAGATGAAGGCGCCGCAGATTTGGACGGCGGAGGACTGGGCCGACGGGGCTCCGCTCTACCCGATGATCCAGCTGCAGCACCAGCTCGAGGTGGTGCGCCACGAGGGCGAGCGGCTCTCCTGGGGATCGATCGTGGCGATGCTCCCAGGCGAGCCTCCGCGCTGGTGGGACGTCGACAGAGACGACCGCTTCATCGGCCTCCTCGTGGAGTCCGAGGAGGAGTTCTGGCGGCGCGTGGTCGACGACGAGTCCCCGGAAATGGACGGCTACGAGACGACGCGTGAGGCGCTCGACAGGGCGCACCCGAGGGACAACGGACTGCGGATCATCCTACCGGAGGAGGCGACAGACTGGGACCGCAGGTGGTGCGAGATCAAGGCGGAGCTCGCCGAGCTCGCCACAGAGAAGACGTGGATCGAGAACAACATCCGAGCCTGTATGGGCTCCGCAACGACCGGGCTGGTGCTCGGTGGAGGAAGATGGACATGGCAAAAGAAGACGACGGACGGACCACGGCGGCTCAGCAGACGCAAGCGATAGCGCCGAGGCCGCGGGCCGAGATCTCCTTCGGGGGACACGGGATGGAACTCAAGTCGCTGGATGAGGCCTGGCGGTTTAGCCAGTTGGTCTACAAGTCCGGGTTCGCCCCGTACGGGTTCGACAGTCCGGAGAGGGTGATGGTGGCCGTCGAGATGGGGCTGGAGCTCGGCATCCCGCCGATGATGGCGATCCAGAACATCGGCGTCATCAACGGCAAGCCCGGTGTCTACGGAGACATCACGATGGCGCTGATCCGCCGCGGGGGCGCCTTCGACGAGTCGAGCTATAAGGAATGGTTCAGCGGGAAGCCCTTCGACGACGACTACACCGCGCACTGCCAGATGCGGAGGCTCCCCGACGGCCATCCGTTCGAGGCGACGTTCTCCGTGGCCCAGGCTCGGCTCGCCGGGCTCTGGGGAAAGAAGAGCGCGAAGGGCGCCCCGTCCCCCTGGGTTCTCTACCCCGGCGACATGCTGATGTGGAAGGCGCGGGCGCGGGCTTCTCGCCCGCTCTTCGCCGCCGAGCTCAAGGGGATGGCCATGCTCGAGGACCTGCAGGGAGAGGCGCCACCGAAGCAGTTCGTCGTTGAGCAGGTCGAGGAGCCGACGACACTGGACGAGCTCAGCGACTTCATGGAGTCGAGAACTCCTCCGCGCAAGACCGCCGAGACCTACGACCCGGAGACGGGCGAGGTCCACGAGGACGAGGACGTCCCGATCGGGCAGCAGCAGGAGCTCATCAAGACGAAGCCCGCAAAGGCACACCCGAGCGAGGGCGACCTGCCGAAGAAGATGGAGGCGTAGGCTGCATGACGATCGATGAAAAGGCTGCCACCGTGGCAGCGGTTGCGGCTGCCGTTGCGGCTGTAGCCATAGCCGTAAAGGAAGTGGTCTCGGCCGTGGCGGAAGTCCGCCAGAGGCGGAGCAAGGAGCCTGAGAAGGAGAACCCATGAGCAAGATGTTCACCACGATCACGATCGACGACATCGGCCGAGGCGGCCTCGTCGATCAGCGCTCGGTGCTCGAGCAGGCATGGGAGGCGATCAAGACCCAGGCGGCGCTCGTCGTCGATCCGGACCGCGGAGACGTTGCGAAGGTGGTCGTTTCCTTTGTCATCCGCGACAAGGACCACGACGGGCAAGGCGTGCTGATCGTCCCGTCGATCAAGACCGTCGAGCCGGAGCGCTTGATCCGCGCGCTCCCAGCCTACACGGACGGGCAAGGCGAGCTCATCGCCATCGCCCACCTCCAGGAGCCTCTCCCGGGAACGGGGAAGGCCGACGCTGTTGAACTCGAAGAGTGGAGAAAGGAGAAGGGACGATGATCGACCTGAAGACAGTCAGAGAGTTCTTGGCGGGGCTGGTGCGCGGAGGCCCCCTCGACGGGGCGCCGCACGAGATCCCGGTGGCGTACCCAGCGACGTCGCCGGCGGCTGGACACCAGGCTGGGCGGTACCTGCTGGTGCGGGACAGCCAGGGCGCGAGGTACCAGTGGTACTGCGATCCGATCCTCACCGAGCCAGATCGGGCGCTGGCCGAGATCGTGCGCGAGCACAGCTTTTCGGACCTGTCGAGCTTCGCGGCCTACGTCAACAGCCGCAGCGACGGGAGCGACCCGCTCGACGATCTCGTGTGCTTCGTGGGAACGCGCCTCTGCTCGACAGCGAGCGCAACCGTCCACGACGACCTGGCCCCGGAGACGGGGGGGCTCGAGGTCGACTTCCCGCGGCACCCACGATTCGAGCGATGGATCTATGCTGTCCGGAAGGGGCACGACGGAGTGGTCGACCTGACGCACCACGAGCTCTCCGATCTGCTCCTTGATAACCGCGAGGACCTCGAGGAGCCGATGCTCGCCACGCACGTCGCGCGGTTCAAGGCGGCCAAAACGATCGAGTACGACGCGGACCTCGGCGACGCGGCATCGATCGGAGTCAAAGCCACGTGGAAGGGGCAGGGCGGCAAGACGAGCGAGCTCGGTCTCCCGCGTGAGTTCGGCGTGGTCATCCCGGCCTACGTCGGCGCGTGGGCTCCAGGCGATGAGCCGGTCCACCGAGCATCGTTCACGCTGCGCGTGATCCCCCCGAAGGAGGGCGCCGAGCCGCTGTTCCGCCTGACGTGGGTCAACCTCGGCGACTTCGAGTTGCAGGCCTCGGCCGCACTCGTCGAGACGGTCAAGGGCGCGCTGAAGGTGCCGACGTACGCCGGCCGATTCTCGGCCACTCACTACATGCTCCCGTAGGGTAGGGCGATGGCATCTGACTGGACAGCGACGACGTCCGCGTCGGCCGTGCTCCTCGCTCGGGTGAGCACGACAGCGATGCGCCTGGACCACGTCATCAGGACGCTCGACTTCGTCTCGGTCGGGTGGAGGGGCAGCCTCCGCCAGCTCGGCGAGGCCTACGCTCGAGTCTCCGAAAAACACGTGTCCGGGAAGCAACTCCGCGCCGCGCTCCTGGAGCTGGAGCAGATCGGCGTCGTCGCTGTCCACCGAGCAAGACTAGGAAAGGGAGGTCTGATCGTGAGGCTGGTCGAGGAGCGCCCCAAGGAGCAGCAGCAGCGCGGGAGTTCCTCGACCAGCCGCAAGGCCCCCACGGGCCACAAGAAGGCACCGAATGCCCGGCAGTCGCTCACCCTGTCCCCCGAGGAGCGGGCGGCGGAGGAGCGAGCCAGGGCGAAGCGCAAGGCAGATCTGACGAAGACGGCTGAGGAGCGCGCGAGGTTCAAGGCGATGCTGGAGGACAGCATGGAGTTGGACGCACCATGAAGGCGATCGCCTCTCCGCGGCCCGAGCGGGCGCTCCCTCACTCCACTGGGTCGGAGCAGGAGGTCCTCGCGTGGGCGATGCTGTGCCCCGACTGGATACCGTACATGGCGGTCCACCACACGGTCGAAGACTTCTGGGACCTCCGCCACCAGGCGATCTTCACGGCGCTCCTGGCGCTCCAGGCCGGGACGTTCTCGATCCCGTCGCTGACGGAGGAGCTCGAGGCAGCCGGGAAGCTCGATGCCGCCGGCGGGGTCGCGTACATCGCCGAGTTGATCGACCACGCGTCGGGCGAGGCCGCCGCCGAAATGCACTCGGAGCGGCTCCAGGGGTACCGGAGGGTGCGCGCCGTCATCACGGCAGCTCGCAGGGTCGATCTCGAGAGCGTCGCCAGAGGCAAGGACGGCGACGAGTTCGTGGGCTGGGCGGAGACGGAGCTCTTCGCCGCGCTCCGGGACACCGACAGGGGCAAGGCGAGCATCGTCAGCGCAAAGGACCAGTGCCACGAAACCTTCGTCGCCCTCGAGTCGGCGTCGCAGCTCGGCGGGGTCAACGGGGTCCCGACGCCTTTCTACGATCTCGACCGAATCACGGGAGGCTGGCAAAAGGGAAAGGTCATCGTCCTCGCGGCTCGGCCATCGATGGGCAAAACCGCGTTGGCGAAGGCGTGCGCCTGGTGGGCCGGCAAGAACCACCACGAGACGATCTTCTTCACCCTCGAGGTGAAGCGCGACGACATCCTGCGCGGGATGGTCGCTGCGAAGGCGCGCATCAACACGAAGTCGATGATGACGGGAGACCTCGAGGCGGATGAGTGGCCCCGGGCCATCGAGGCGCTCTCCTGCATCTCCGAATCGTCGCTGAGCTTCTGCGAGGAGCAGCTCTCGATCGATCGGATCGCTGGCTGGTGTCGAGTGCACGCCGCGCGCAAGGGGCTCGGCCTGGTGGTCATCGACTACCTGCAGCTGATCACGGCGAAGCGCGACGCCTCACGAGAGCGCGAGATCGCCAACATCTCGGCCGGAATCAAGGGGCTGGCTAGGGAGCTCGACGTCCCAGTCCTTGTGCTGAGTCAGCTCAATCGCGAGGTCGAGAGCAGACAGAACAAGCGACCCATCATCCGGGACCTGAGAGACAGCGGGTCAATCGAACAGGACGCGGACGTGGTCGCGTTTCTTTATCGCGACGACTTTTACCATTCCAACTCGGACAACCCGGGCGTCGCAGAGGTCCACATCGCGAAGAACCGCAACGGTCCGTGCGGGACGATCGAGCTCCGCTGGACGGCGGAGTATACACGATTCGATAACCTTTCTGATAGGGGAGAGCCATGATCGACGACGAAAAGAAGACAGCCGATCTGATAATCTTCGGCGGGATGATCACGGTCATCCAGCGCAACCTGGACAGCCTGCTAAAGCACCACACGACGCCGGACGACGTGCAGGACAGGGAGAGCCCTGCCTTCGCCATGGAGCAGGCAAAGGCCTGGGCCCAGCGGGCGCTGTGGCGCGCCAAGGGGCTCGGCGATGGTGGAGGGGACGAGGCGCCCTGCGTCCACGAGAGCAGGCACGTGGCCAAAATCATCGCCGAGCGAGACGCCGCTCGGGACGAGCTCGAAGAACTAAAGCTCGGAGTTCGGTCTCACACACTCCGGCTTAGCTCGTTAGCTCGGCGTCTCGACAACGCCGAGGAGAGACTAGAGAAGGCTCGCGAACGCGGCGTAATCGGCAACGAGGCGAAGCGATGAAACCCTGGGCGCTCCTATCGGTGGACCCTGGAGATAAGGGCGGCTGGTGGCTCTGGGCCCCGGATGACGATGGCCCGTGGGCACCGATCGTCTACGGGCAACTCCTCGGCGGAGACGTCGTCGACGTGGCGCGGCTCCTCGATCTGCTCGCGCCGAGGGTAGGGTCGTGGCTAGACGCGCACCTGGTCGTTGAGGGGCAGTGGTTCCGCCACGACCAGCAGGACGTCTCCGGGCTCACGCCAGCGCAGCGCCGCCTCAAGGCGGCCAAGCAGGGCGCTCACTTCGGCGCCGTGCAGAAGCTCATCGAGAGCCGCTGCGCGTGGGTGGACGCCTGCAGGCTCGCAGGAATCGGCATCGTCGACGACGGGCACGAGTCCCGATTCACCGTCGATGTCGAGCCGCCAGGAAGGTGGATTCCGGCGATGACGAGGGGCGCGCCTGGGGCGACTCCGGACGACCGGATCAAGTTCGTCGCGAGGGCGCGCTGGCCACGCCTGCGCCTGGTTGACGGCGAGCATCCCGCCGCGCTCCTCGGGGCGTATTGGCTACAGCGACACGGATTCAAGGTGGACTATTCGGCCGAGCCAGAGCGCTGGCTGCCGAGGAAGGCGAAGGGGAAGTGATGGCACGACGGCAGTGCAGGTATTGCGGCCAGGAGGTCCACGAGGATCGATGGCTGACGGTGGCAGACGTCCAGGAGCGGCTCCAGTTCTCGCGCAACTGGGTCTACCTGCTCATCTCGCGGGGCGACATCCCGAGCGTCAAGGCTGGGAGGGCGGTCCGCATCCCGGAGTGCGCGCTCACGCAGTGGATGGCGGAGAGGGAGAGGCCGTCCGATGGATGACTCGACGGCGAAGCTCCACGCCGGGCTCGCGCCCGGCATCGTAGCGGCCTGGGTCGGCAAGCAGGCGAAGGTCGGCCAGCGCGGCGCCGTCGGCGTCGTGGCCCAGCTCCGAGCTCGGAAGGCTGGCGCGGGCTACGACGCGCTCCTTGTGATCGACGGCCGCGAGACGTGGGTACGGCTCGCGGAGTTACGGAGGGTGCCATGATGGAGAACTGCGAGGACTGCGCGTACGACCCGGAAACGTGTCCAGAGCGAGTGCCTTTCGGGTGGGGCGGACGATGAGCGCCTTTTTATGTTGGAAGAAGGACGTCGAGACAATCGAGGACGCCGAGTGCTTCGAGGCTGTCGACGCTGCGGAAGCAGCGGAGATGTGGGCCGAGCACTCCGATAAGTCGAGCGCCGAGTACGGCGTGATCGGAGGGGGGGAGGTCGTTGTCACGGTGAGTCAGCGAGGGTTCCGAGCCAGGACGTTCCGCGTCGGCGGAGAGCTCGTAGAGTCCTACGTCGCCCGGGAGGTGCCATGAAGCCGCCCCTCGAAGATGCCGAGCTCAGGACGCGCGCGAAGAACGCCATCCGCGAGCTCGAGACGTGGCTGCGCGACGGGAAGGTGGATCACGACGGGCTCTTCGCCGCGATCGTAGGAGACGACGTGGTCGCCGGAGGGAAGGTGCTCTGCGGCGGCCTCGCGAGAGCGCACGTCAGGGGCGCGGCGGCGGCGCTGCGGTGGATCGCAGAGAGCGACGAGGAGCCACGACGATGCCCCGAGAAGTGAAAGCCTACGGATGCGAGTTCAGATGCGGCCACAGGGTCAACACGAAGCGCGCAACGATGGAGCGACACGAGGAGATCTGCTGGAAGAATCCGGCCCGCAGGACGTGCCTGACGTGCGAACACGAGAGCGTTGAGCGAGGCCTGATGCCAGAGGAGGGGTGGGACGGCAGGTCGTGCTACGAAGGCGTCCTCTCAGGTCCCTCGGCCATCGCGCCTGACCCAACAGGTCCAGGACCGATACAGCGAGACCTCGACCCCGTAAACGCTCCCCACGAGTACGGAGGCGACTGGTTTGTGGTGCGCGTCAACTGCTGGCTCTGGGAGCCGCGAAAGGAGGAACGATGAGGATCTACATCTCGACGACGAGCCGCAGGATCGAGCGGACCAAGGGCTTTGCGACGGAGGCCTCGTTCACGGAGACTCAACTCGGGGAGCGCGCCGTGGCCGACATCACCGGAGCCTTGACGTGTGACGCACTGATCCTCGTCATGCTCGCGGAGATGAAGGGCGCGATGACGGGGGCGGCGATCGAGATCGGCGCGGCCCTCGCCGCTGGAAACCACGTCGTGGTGGTCGAGGAGGAGTGCGCCTTCGATCACTTTTTCTCGCACCATCCCCTCGTCTCGAAGGTCCGCACCTTCAACGACGCGCTGGCGGAACTGGTCCTGTGATCGATCTACGCCTGGGCCGCTGGCAGGACGTGCTCTCCGACGTCGACGAGGTCGACTCCGTGATCGTCGACGCCCCGTACTCGGAAAAGACGCACAAGGGACACGACGCGACGGAGCGCGCTGGCTTCGGGTCTGACGGGGCCCACCGGACGGCTCTCGGTTACCACGCGTGGACCTTCCGAGATGTCTTGGCGTTCGTCAGTGGCGTCAACTCCCTGGTCCGGCCTCGAGGCTGGTGGGTGACGATCACGGATCACGTCCTCGCCCCGGCGTGGGCGGATGCCATGGAGCGACTCGCTGGGCTCTACGTCTTCGCCCCGCTCCCGATCGTGATCCCTGGGTCGCGGGTGCGCCTCTCGGGAGACGGGCCCTCGTCCTGGTCGTATTGGTGCGTCGTTGGGCGGCCGCGCCGCGATCCGTTCTCCAGATGGGGCACGCTGGACGGGGCCTACGTCGCACCTCGTGGGCTCCCAGCGAGCGAGACGAAGCACGCGATCCAGGGAGGCAAGCCGCTCTGGCTCATGCGCGCCCTGGTTCGCGACTACACGCGGCCTGGAGACGTGGTACTCGATCCGTGCGCCGGAGGCGCGACGACGCTCATCGCAGCGTCAATCGAGGGCCGGAGCGCGATCGGGTGCGAGGTCGATCCGGAGACTTTCCGGTTGGCATCACAGAGAATCGGCGCAGGCGTGACGCCTGTTCTGCCGGGATTGGAGGACCGATGAGCGATACCAATAGGATCAAGGAAGAGCGCGACTCCGCACTGGCGATGGTGCGTCAACTCCAGGACGAGCGCACTGACTTCGGGCGCCGGGCCATCGCAGCGATCCGTGGCGCCGAGGACGTTCACGCCGCCATGGTCCGGGCCGTGGTGCTCACGATCCCGGAGCGCTACCGGCCCGAGGTGTTGACGCCCGAGACGCTGTCGAAGGCGCTCAACAGGTGGGCCCAGGACTGGCACATCCCGAGCGTGCTGGTCGATGTCATGGAGGAGCGGCGCCGCCAGGACGCCCGATGGGGGGAGCAGAATCATCCGGACGGCACCGGGGGGATAGGGCGCCGCGAGGTAGCGCGCCGCCACCGAGAAGCTTGCGACGAGGCGACGTGCTTCGGCCGCGTGACATGGCGGGACATCCTACAGGAGGAGGTCTCCGAGGCCTTCGCCGAGGACGACCCCGCAAAGCTGCGCAAAGAGTTGATCCAGGTCGCAGCCGTGGCCGTGGCGTGGGTCGAGGCGATCGACAGGAGGGGCGACCGATGAGCCCACCCATCTCTTCCGAGGGCGCCGCCGCGGGGGCACTGCTCTGGATCGTGTGCGTCGCGCTGACGATGGGCTTGGCCGAGTGCCCAGCGTGGGGTGGGTGATGTATGGCCTGGCTTTATGTTCCGGGGCTGGAGGTCTCGAGCTCGGTGTCAGCCTTGCTGCGCCCGGGTATCGAGCGGTCTGTTATGTCGAGGGGGAGACATATGCCGCTGGCGTACTGGCAGCGCGCATGGAGGAAGCGTGCCTGGCTCCGGCGCCTATCTGGGATGATCTCCGCACATTCGACGGCCGCCCTTGGCGTGGAATCGTGGATATCGTCACTGCAGGCTACCCGTGCCAGCCTTTCAGCCTCGCTGGAAAACAGCGCGGAGAGCGAGACCCTCGATACCTCTGGCCCGACGTCAAGCGAGTCATTGGCGAAGTCAAACCAGCTCTCGTTTTTTGCGAGAACGTCTCCGCTCATCTGTCCAACGGCTTCGACATCGTCGCCCGCGACATGGAAGCGCTGGGCTACCGCGTTGCGGCGGGAGTGTTTACGGCGTGGGCTGTCGGCGCGCCCCACCAGAGGGAACGGCTCTTCTGGCTTGCCCACACCGACGGCGATGTCCTACGGGAACAACAGAGGCGGGGCTGCGGGACGTGTTGGAGCGGTGCGCCGATCTCTGGAGTCCATAGCGCGGAGCGATCTCTGGCCGACACCAAACGCGAGGGATTGGAAAGGCCGACCTGGAATGGGGTGCATAACTCGAGGTGGTCGACAATCAAGTCTACCAGCGGCTGTGCTGACGACACAGGCTGGTGGAGCTCTGAACCCGGCGTGGGTCGAATGGTTGATGGGCTGGCCCATCGGGTGGACCGACTGCGAGCGATCGGCAATGGAGTCGTTCCGGCAGTGGCGGCACGTGCATTCAGAGTGCTGATGGAGGAACTATGCGACTGACGATCTTGATGCTCTTGCTCCTTCCAGCGACCGCGTGGGCGGAAGTCTCCCTCGCGCCGCCGACGGTCCACGGGAAGCTCCTGGAGGTCTCCGCTAGGGACCCCCTCGCCGACGCCGTGCGGACACTCCAGCCGAATCTCGCCCCCGGGGCAGCGACGATCTGGGCGGGGCTCATCCGCGAGGCCGACACGGACGCGGGCATTGGGGACCCCTGGCTCCTCGCGGCGCTGGTCCGACGGGAGTCGTCCTTCTTCGCCGACGTGGCCGACGGGCGGACCAGGGGGGCCCTCGGCGAGGTGGGCCCCCTCCAGGTAAAGGGCGCCGCGCTCCGCCTCAACCCCTGCCCCCAGGGCGGCGCCCGTTGCTGGCTCCGGTGCGGGGCCAGGTTCCTCGCCAGGAGGCGCCAGGACTGCCCCGGGAGCACCTGGCGGTGGGTGCAGTCCTACGGTATGCGCCGGTGCGCCTCGGAGGCGGAGGCTCGGCGGGGCAAGTCGGCGCGCAGGGCGAAGTACTTCTACGACAAGGCTGGAGGTGTGCTGTGGCCGATATGAAGGGAAACGCGAAGGTCGTTGTGGTTCTTGAGGTGGAAGTCACCGTTGGATCGTGGGGGCCGGACTGCACGATACAGCAGGCTGTGGAGCAGGCTGTTACCGGGGCAACCCTCGATGTCAGTCGCGCCTTGATGAAGGATCAGTCAGGAAGATTCAGGGTGCTCCGGGCTACAAATCGACGTGTTATTTGCGAGGTCGAAGAGTAGCCTACTCGTAGCCCGCCGCGTCGAGCACGTCGAAGATCTCCGTCCCCGGGTCGCTCTTCTTGGCCGTCAGGTGACAGTGCCCTAGCACACCGTGGAACGTGGCGAGCTCGCCAGGGTTGAGCGTCCGCGCCGCGAAGGAACCGTCCGCCTCGCGGGGGATGCGCCGAGGGAGCCCCAGTCCGCCGCACACGGCGTCGCAGAGCGCGACGATGGCCGAGGTCTGGTCCGCCAGGAAGGATGCGTACGTGCGGCGCTGACCGTTCCAGCGCGTCACGTAGCGGCGGCGGATACGGCCTCGCGCTGGGATCGCCGCCTGGTCCCGGCGGTAGCCGTAGTTCGTGACCTCGACGCCAACGCTCCTCGGGTTCCACCGGCCCGCGTCGAAGGTGTCCACTGCGAGAGGGTCACAGCATTCGAAGATGGTCCCGTCCTGGTCGATCATCCACTCCGCGCCGAGCTGGACGTCCCGCCCGTGCTGCAAGGTGTCGAAGATGCGGAAGGCGTCACCCTCGCCGCCCGTCCAGTGCAGGACGAGGAAGTCGATCTCGTGGACCCTTCGGCGGGCGCCGTGGCCCGTCTTGATCTCCAGGCCGCTGTCCGCGGAGCGGATGACGTCGGCGCGGCACGGGACCTCGACGTCTCCGACGAGGAGCGAGCGGTGCGAGGGGAGATCGATCTCCCCGGAGCCTTTGCTGACCTTCATCGTTCCTCCGGAGGCAAGAGGTTGGGGAACTCGGGGAGGGCGCGGAGCTTTTCGAGTCCAAGCCTTTGCCTGACCTCGTCGGACGAGATTTCCGCCAGTATCTGTTCAAGATCCCAGAGGCGTCCATCAACGGAGTCGAAGCGCTCGTCTACGTGACGGCGAAGATCGGCGATTGCTTCCAAGACGTCGCGGTTCATCGACATGCCCCCTGGTCCTCGCTGCGGAGAATCCAGCCCGGTGGACTGGCCATGATGCTCTCCACGCCCGGGTCGTCCGCGAGCCCAAGGCAGTGGCCGATCTCGTGGATCAGCACGTCAACGACGGTGTCATACGAGTACTGGATCTCACTCGCGACGATGATCGAGCACTGCCAGATCTCGCCTGTCTCCGTGTCGGCGCGGATCGCCGCCATGCCCCACCGGTCCTCCTCGGGCCAGTTCGGCGATGGGACGTAGCCGAAGAGCGCCGTGCCTCGCCCGGGACCCACCTCGACGCAGGGCCAGAACTCCGCGGCCTCCTCGAGGGCGGCGGCTATCTCAGGGTCGACCGCCTCGACGGCGAGGGGCTGCGGTATCCAGAGCTCGGCGCCGGTCTCCGTCTCGATGAAGGACGGGTAGTCCCCGGGGGTCTCCGAGCAAGAGAGCAGGGCCCACGCGCAGAGGAGCGCCAGGGCTCCGGCGAGAGCGGCGGCGAAGATTCTCATACCATCCCCCCGATCACCACGAGCAGGAGCTTAGCCCCCACCGCGGCGGAGCCGAGCCAGGGGGGTACGTCGACCCCTGCGGAGATGAGCACGTCGATCACCCTGCCCAAGCTCGCGAGGAGCGCGGAGGCCCACACCTGCCACTCCGCCGGGCGTTCACCCACGGCCTGCCACGCCTCGAGGATCTCCGGGGCGCCGGCCAAGGCCTCGTCCACGGCGTCCCGCGCTTCGGAGGCGGCCTCGGGGAGTTCCTCGCGGCCCACCTGCCAGCCCGCGTCGACGGCGGCCACGGTGGTCCCTGCCACGTCCCAGGGGCTCCGTGGGCTCTGCGGGCCCGCGCAGGCGCAGAGGGTGAGGGCGACGCCCAGGACGGCCCCGCGGGGCATTACACGGCCCCCAGGGCGCCCACTGCGAGGAGCGTCGGGTCTGTCCCTCCGGTTGCCTTGAAATCGACCCGGTAGACGAACCCTGGGATGATTGGCACGTCAAGCCAGTGCAGGCCGTTGGCCGTGCTCACAAGCGAATAGGCGTTGTCCTGGCACTCGATGACCCCGGCGAGGACGGAGTTGATCGCCGGAACAGGCCCGAAGGTCGTTCCTCCATCAGACGAGCGCATCACGCGCGCCTGCACGGACGTCGGCGCTGCCGTCGCCGCGAGGGTCATCGCTATCGTGAGGATCGTCGACTCGTCGAATGCCGGGCGGCGACCCACGAAGGCCTCGTATCCGTCGCGCTCGTCCTCGAAGTCGATCAGGTCGCCTGCCACGTAGGAGCCGGTCAGCGCCTTGGCTGCGCCTCCAGTGTGAAAAACAGGGATCGCTGTTCGGGTGTGCATCGTCAGGCCTCCTTGCTCGGCCGGTCTGTGGGGGTGAGATCGACGGTGTCGTCCTCGTCCACCACCTCGGCGACGGGCGGAGTGTGTCCGCAGGCCGGGCACGCTGGAGGCGTCTCCTCGGGGAGTGCCCCGACGGGGAGCTTGACACGGAGCAGCCCGGCGATCCCGCCGACTATGTCCGCGGCGATCTTGTCGTCCCGCTTGCTCGGTGTGAGCTTCACGATGACGAGTGCCAGGGCGCAGAGCCCCGTGAGGATCGTCACCACGTCGTCCCAGTGCTCAGCAATCCAGGTCATCGTCTTCGTCCTTTCGTGAGGCGCTCCGCCACTGCATCGGGGAGGCTCTCCAGTTGCGATTGTATCCTCGCCGCGTCCTCTTGTCGCTGGCGCTCGAGGGCGTTCAGGCGGACGCGCACGTTTTCCAACCCCTGGGCGTTGGCCACGGAGCGGCCCTCGTTCTCCTTGGCATCGCTCTCGACGCGCCCCACGCGAGCCTCCCGGGCAGCGGCCGAGTTGCTCACGACGAGCGCCCAGCCTATGGCCGTTCCGCCCACGCCCAGCGTCGCCGTCAGCGCGATGATGAGACCCTTCGTCACCAGGGACAGACGCGGGCGCATCTCGGAGATGGCCTTGTCCTGGTCCTCTCGCGAGGGACACCCGTGCAAGGCTTCATCGTCGACGTGACTCTTGATCTCCCGCATAGCGTCCCTCGACATGTCCCGGGCCTCCCCGGCTGTAGCGGCGATGGCAGCGACGTTGAGCGTGAGGCCCTCGACGCAGGTCTTGACCCCGCCCATGGTCATCGCCTCTTCACGGGCCGTCTTGACCTCCTCGCGCTGCGCCGTGTCGCGGCCCATCAGAGCACCACTGCCGTCGGCACGGGCGTCAGCGTAGCCCGCCGCTCCGGCGCCTTCTCGAGTACAGCCACGAGGCGCTCGAGGAGCCGCTCTTGCCGTCGCCCCGTGGCGTCCAGGTCGTGGACTGCCGAGAGGATTTCCCGCAGGGCGGTGAAGTTGGCCTGGTGGGCTGCCAGCAGAGCGTTGGCTGTCGCCTGGTCCATCACCGGACTCGCTCCACGGCGACGGCGACATCGACTGGTTCGGGCTTGCCGCCGAGGCTCGAGATCGCTTCGTCCCTGGTCTTGTGGTGAATGTAGACGAACAGAGGTTCATCGGGGCGGTGCGCCCACCATGACGAGGTATCCAATGTCGTCGCGTTGACCACGCTCGGACCTACGTATCCGACTGGCTTGCCGTCAACGTCTATGTCCTCAAGCTTGAGATCCAGCACTGCGGGCGGTTCTTGATCGATCCGGGTCTTTACGTCGTCGCTCGCCTTGGACCGGGCTGCACTGGTAGCAGAGGCTGGTGACGGGGCCCCCTCCACACTTAAAACACCTAGAAAGTCTTCATGTGCCACGAGGTATCCCGCTCGTTTTTTCGCTGCCATCAGACTACCCTCGCGTAGATCTGGCTCAGAAGAGTCGTGGACCACACCGTGTCGCAGATCCCCGCTCCGAAGAATACGGCCGCTCCGAGGATCTGGGTTCCTGCCTTTGCTCTCGTGCTCCCTGTACCCAGTGATCCTATCGCGAGGGGTTGGTTTCCGTCCAAGGTCCCGGCCGGTAGCGCCGCAGCGGTTCCAGCAGTGGTGTTACACTGTGTCTGGATCTTACCCGTGGTGCGGCAAACACGAGCTGACATCAATAGGGGTATCCTCGACATCGCCAACCCGGACGTAGAATAGGTGGCTCCCAACGAATCCTGGGCGACACCATACGCCGGGACGCCTGCGTCCCACCTCTCAAGGAGTCCTATTCCAACGCTGGCGCCCTTGGATGCCAGGAAATACGCTCCTGATCCGGTCCACGGTGCAGCATATGGATACACCAGCGCTAGGAGCACCCCATCATCTGTGTCCGCGAGATCCGTGGTCCCTGTTGTCTGGATTGCGCACGAAAACCCGTCCATCGACCACGCCGGCACTCCAGGGATCGCCGACGCGACGACGGGCATCGATCCCGTCACGGTCATCGCCGGACCGACGGACGGGGTGAGCGTCCCGGCGGCGATGGTGTCGAGCGGGTCCGTCGCCAGGACGCACGTGGCGTCGATAAGGCCCATGGCGCGGAGAGTCTGCACCAGAGTCAGCCTCATCCTGCCGTGCATCCCGACAGGGTGCCCAGGGCGCATGATGGGACGCGACGGGAGAACTATGGAGCGGTCTCCCCCGGGGGTGTGAGCGTTTATCATGCTACCTCCGCCCGGAGGCTGAGGAGCGCCCCCGTCGTCGAGGGGGGCTGGCTCGCGTGGATCAGGAATTTACCCCCGCCGAACGCCAGCGCCGACGGCCACGCCCCTGCAATCCATGACGGCTCCGTCGAGACGTAGACGCGGAGCCAGGTCTCTCCGCCGTCCTGGCTTGCCCAGTACCCGCTGTTCCCCAGGTGGGCCAGGATTTCACCGTCCCCGGATGCGACGATTGCGACGTGCCCCGTGCCCGTCCAGCCGACACATGAGCTCACCGTCGTCCAGGTCGCTCCGTTGTCCTCGGAGTAGGCGACGTCACCAGCGGACGCGCCGCCGAGGATCACGATGAAGCGGCTCGTCGCCCGGTCATAGGTGATGACGTTCGCACCCATCACCGTCCCGTCAGAGCCCCCGGAGATGTTGAGCCCGTGTGCTGCTGTGGTCCAGGTGAGCCCGCCGTCGGAGCTCCGAGCACACTGGGTCGCAGTGAGAATGACCCAGCAATCGTTGTCGGGGTCTTTGCTGGCGCAAATCATTGGGTACTGCGTGGTGAGCCCCGTGACGGTCACCGACGAGAACGTCGCGGCATTGGTGGATCGGTAGACGGACGGCGTCGCGGCATCGTCGGAGATGAGCCACGTGGTTCCGTAGCACTCGACCTTGATCCACGCCAGCCCGGGGGCGCCGGTGATTGTGCAGGGCGTCCATACTCCGCCCACGGTGTGGTAGACCTCATCTCCGACACCAGTGTCGCAGCAGCAGACCATCGTGAGGGCCAAATCACTGGCGATGCTGGTGACGATGTTCCCGACGCCGACGTTGGGCCCTGAGGCACCGCCGCCGCCGGTGTCCTCCCACACCCAGCCGCCAGGCTCCGACTCCACAGTCTCCCCGCCGGACGTGCCGAGGACGAACTTCTCGCCGTCGTAGCAGGCGCAGGCCGTGGCGCCCGCGGCCGCGACGGCCGACACGTCCTGCCCGTAGTCGGAGAGGTTGAGCAGGCGCAGGCTTACCAGGTGGGCGATAAACGCGGCGACCATCGACCGCCACCAGTTGGTTTCCTCGGCGGGGGGAGGCTCCTCGGGGATGCGCCCCGTCGCGACCTTCGCCGCGCTCGGCTCGACCTTGTTAGGCTGCGAGGACCAGGCGTCCGCGCCCGCTGGAAAGTTGACATCGGTTGCCCACTTGAGGACCTCTGCCGGCTTGCTCATGAGGTGAACTCCCCTGCGGACGCTCCGCCCACGCTACCATCGTACACGGAGCCCGCCCCGTTCGCAGCAGTGGTGTCGTCGCCGCCGTATATGCTGCTCGCTCGAAAGGTCGCAGCGCGCGTCGTCGTCGAGTACACGAGGTCAAGGCGGGCGCCCGCAGCCCGCGCCGTGTCCAGGAGGTCGAAGACCGTGCTCGGTGCGATCGCCTCGTAGAGCTCGACCACGACGAGGCACGGATACGCCTCGCGGATGATGTGCCCCGTGAATCCCAGGATGTCGAGGACGTCGTAGAACTCCTCGATCCTACCGTTGCTTCTGTTGATGAAAATCTTCGCGAGGACCCAGAGGCGGTACTCGTCATCCAGCATCCCGCCGCGCGCACGTCCTACGATCTTCCCGAGGACGTCGATCTGGGCGCCGATGGCGGTCAGCGGCCAGACCTGGGTCATCACCTCGATCGCCAGGTCGTCGAGGCTCTGGACCTGCTCCAGGTATGCCGAGAGGAACCCCTCGACGCGCGGCCTGTCGACGTACTGTCGTAGAAGGCGGGCGAGCCCCTGCGTCTCGTGCTCGACCCTGTCGATGACGCTGCCGAGCCAGAGCGTGGCATCCCACGTTGCGATGGTCATGACATATCCCCCCGGGTGTACACGGACGCCACGAGCTCAATGCGGCGCCCATTGTAGTCGAGCAGGCTGCCCTGGTTCACGGCGAGCACGCTGTGCTCCCCGACCTTCGTGAAGGACAGGTCGTCGAACTCGTACCAAAAGTCGGCATAAGCGCCTGACAGAAAAGCACCGAAGGCCGTGAGCTCCGTGCTGTTCACCTCGAAGGTCTCATCGAATGCGGTCCAATCGGTGCTTTTCGGGAGGTCGATGTATGGGAGCGTGTAGCCGTAGGCCGCAGGATAAATGCGCGGAGTACCATAGGTCACGCCGTTGGCACTGCCTCGGACGCGTCCGGTCATCCTGTAGGTCTCGTATTGGATTGATGCGAGCCCAGCCTGTGTGACCTGCTGGGGACCTCCTGTGCCGTTGTACGCGACGCGCAGGCACTGGCCGCCTGCGCCATCGCTCTCCTTGCTGATGGCCGGAAACCCTGCCGTCCAGTCCCCGACGCCTGCCGCCTCCATGTCGCCGTCGGTGAGGCGCTCCGCGGGGGCGAGGTACGTGGCGCTGGCGATGTCGACCTCGACCATCGCCTCGAGGTATCCGCTGTCCCCTGGACTGAGCCACAGGATGCGGCCGGAGACCCCGGGGGCGAGCTTCCCACCTACCACCAGAGGGACGGCAGCAGCGGCAGCTGGGTACGCGGTGACGTCCAGCGTGTCGGCGAGGAGCCGCGTCGCGTCCGCCGAGGTCGCCTGCACTCGGAGCTTCGTCGTCGTGAGTACAGGTCCATCTGGGCTGTATATCAACGTGCTCGGCATCTCACACCACGACGACGGTGATGTCCGCCGTGTCCAAGGTTGCGATCTCCCGCAGGCCGACTGCAATGTCCGCCGTGACGGGGCCCACGCCATCGAGGGTCATCGTCAGCGAGACGACGTTTTCGACGCCTGCTGCGGCGTAGCCCGCGGCGATGGCTCGCGTGTACAGAACATCGTCGCCGATTCCGTAAGTGAGCGCGGCGACCACCGCCGCCTTGAATGACGCCTCCGTGTATCCAGTGCTGGTCTCGATGGTGTACTCCAGCTCGAGGACCAGCTCGTCGGCCAGCGTCATGCCTACGACGTGGTCGATCCCCTGGTCGTCGGTGTGCGTGACCTCCGTCGACCCGTAGGCGTGGCACGACGCCGCCTTGACCCGGAAGATCGCGGCGGCGATGAGGACCTCGAGCGCCGTCAGCGTGGCGCCCGTGTACGTCGACCAAAAGACGATCTCGAAGGAGTGGGGGGGCATCGGCGCGTCTGCGCGCCACGAGGTGTTCTCCAGGCCGAGCACCTCGAGGACGCCGTCGATCGGCCTGACCTCGGCGACGATGCTGTCAATGGACCCCGAGCCACCGCCTGGGACCTCGATCTCTCGTCGCAGGCGAAGCTCCGTATCGGTCTCGATCTCGAGTCCCTCCGATGCGTCGGCCGCGTTTGTCACGGCGCTCCATCCTGCGACGGGCGTCGAGATCACGGTGAGCTCACCTGCTGCTGCGGCGACGGGCCCGACCACCGTGCAGGTCGCAGCCCCGTCGACGTCACCGGCCCCAGTGGCGACGACGTCCTCGTCCAGCGCCCACAGGCTCGTCGCATCGACGGACGACGCCACGAGTGAACCAGCGGGCACTGTCGCGGCTCCTGTGAAGGTAAGCGTCAGCGATGCCGTTCCGTAGGTCGCAGGGCGGCGGTAGGTGCCAGTGATCGACGCGACGGCGTCGAGTGTCTGTCCGCTCGCCTCATCTGGGTCGAGCCCTGCGTGGACCTCCTGGATGAGCTCGGCGAGCTGCTGGACGTGCTCCAGGAGGACCCTGGTGATCTGCCCGATCGGCTGGTCCTCGGAGACGTCGAGCACTGGCGAGATGCTCGAGCGCAGGCTCGAGTGGACGGCAGCCGTGCGCTCCTCGAGGGTATCGATCGAGAGTCCTGTCAGGTCGAGCTGGTCGGTCATGCTGCCTCCGGAATCGGGACGATGAATGGAGCGTCCAGTTGGTCGCTCGAGACCTGGGCTCTGTTCTCCATGGTGAGATCGAAGTCAATCGCAGCCTGCCGAGCTCGGCGGTCCATCGTAACTGCGACACGGACGACGGAGCGAACCCCTGGCGTCCCGAGTGCGACCTCGCGGAAGACCTTCCGGAGCCTCGCAGCCGTGATCCCCTTGCGGAAGATCGCCTGCTCCCACGGTGTCCCTCGGCGCTGGTCGAGGTACCACTCGCCCTGCCACTCGAGCCATCGGCACTTGAGCCGCTGGACGACCATCGTCGCGTACGACGTCTTGTCCTTGACGTCGCCACCGATCCATACGAGCTGCCCGACGTCGTCGATCTCGAGATCGTGGGCGACGGGATTCGTCGCCGAGGTCAGGGTGACGAGCTTGTAGCCAGACATATCAGTCCTCCACCTTGACGCTCGGGCTCTGGAAAACACCCAGGGTGATGCTGTTGACGACGGCCTGCAGGACGAGCTGCACGGGCCCCCACGCGACGCCTGTCGCTGTGCCGACGCTCGCCCCCCAGGTGTCCAGAACGCCGAGGAGGTTTGCCAGCCCGCTCAGGAGGTCCTCGTGTACGACGGCCTTCGTCGCGGCCGCGTCGCCGAGTCGCACGGTCCCTCCCACGGTCGGCTTTTCCAGGACCGTCGAACTCGACGGGATGCTCGGTGCCGCGGACTGAGGGTGGAGACCGAGGAGCAGAACGCCGGTTGCGTTGTCGTGCTGGGCTCCGTCCTCAACGGGGCTCACCTGCCCCGTGCGCCACCAGCGCCTCCAGTTGAGCCCGGCCGTGAGAAGCACGCCGTACTCGCCGGCCTGGACGTCCCAGCGGGCCCCAGGGAAGAGCACGGGCACGTCCGTGATGGGAGCCTCCGTCTCGGCGCCGCGCCTTACCTGGGGCTCGACGACGGCGGTGCAGGCCGTCCGCGAGAAGGACTGCACCTTGACGACCACGGCGCCCTTGACGCGCGAGTTGCTCGCCTGGAGGAGCGCCGAGACCGTCTCGACAAAATCTGCGTGCTGCTCAGGCATCGTACTCCTTGAGCTCCATCCCGACCGTCCACGCTGGCCCGGTCGTTTCGCCAGTGTGCTGCGTCCTCGAGCAGAGCAGGGTCGCAGTCAGGTCGCGGCTCTCGATTCGTACCACGCGCCCCGGATAGATGCCCGGGCGAAGCAGGGCGGTCGCCGAGTAGACGACGTCGCCGCGACGATCGCGAGCTCCTCGAGACGGGCTGCCGAGGAGTCCTGTGCTCGGGGTGAGGAGCACGGAGGACGTCACGGCAGCCTGTCGGCGCCCTCCGCGTAGCTGTAGCACTCCGGTCTGCACGGACCAGCGCAGCCCGCAGGATCGGCACACTCTGTCCAGCGACCTCCAGGCCGGCCCAGAAACGCTCGTTCCACTTGGGTAGGTCGATCCACCCGAGGACAACTCGGCGGCCGCAGCGACGCTCTGGGCGTTGCCCAGGCCCACACCCATCGCCGTCGCGCAGGCGACGATCACGGTGGAGACGGGCGTCCCTGCAGCGAAGGAGCGGTCGAGCTCGGCGGTGCGGTAGGAGGTGCCACCGTCCTGCGCCTCGACCTTCGTCCAGCGGGTCACCCCGTCGGTGACCGTCCAGATGTCCCTGGCGTCGCCCAGGAAGATCGTCTCGATCTGCCCCTGGTAGCCAGCGCGGAGCTCGACCTGTGGACCGTCGAGGCCCGAGAGCCGCGCGACCATCGTGTCGGAGAGGTTGGCGATCGCGATGCTTGCCTTATTGGGCTCTCGGCCGAGCGACCGCTGGACGTTGAAAGTCATGGTTGGCACGGCGCGAGGGTCGGCACCGAGGCGCACGAGGACGGTGCCGATCTGCAGGGACCAGTCGCGGAGCCAGAGGCTCACGACACGTACCCAAGGAAGGCGCGAGCGCCTAGGTCACGAAGCCCAGGGTCGACGCCCTGCGGGTCCGTGGTGATTACCCAGATCGTCCCGGGAGGCCTTGTCTCGATGGCGTCGTGGTACGCCCACGGAGCGTCGGCGACGATCTTTCGGCCTGTGATGATGGGCGTCCCGTCGGCCTCCTCGAGGCTCATGTAGTAGCGGCGAGAGCGCCCGTTCCAGAGCACGCGCATCGTGTACGTCACGCCGTCGAGCACGACCTGCTGTTCGAGGTTGCTCTCCGTAGGGACGATCGGGATTGCGAAGATGGCCATCTACTGAACCCCTCTCGCGACGTCGCCAAGGGACCGGCCTCCCAGGGCGCTCCTGAGCAGGGCTGCAGCCGTAGAGTCTCGGGCCGCTGGCGCTGGGTCAGGCGTCGCGTCGCTGGCCTGTGTGGCCGTCTGGGTGCCCTGGCTCGCACGCCTGCGCCCGCGCTCGACAGTTGGGCTCGGGGCGTCGACGTCCTCGAGGGTCGCAACACGCCACTCGCGGAAGGCGATGTTAGCCACGAGGGCCCCGGCGTCGTCGGCCGTCCGCGGCGTACCGACGGACTCGATCACCCACTCCTCGATCGGAAGGCGAGCGCCCTCGACGCTGACCAGCGTCGCGTTCCTCCGGAGCTCGTGGAGCATGGCGACGGTGTCTGCAGCGCGAGCCGTCCCCTCTGGCGGCGTGATGAATCCGACGGGGCTCCCGGCCGGCGTCACCCTCGATGTGCCAGGCACGAGGTCCATCCTGCTCGGCCGCTCCGAGATCCACGCCGTGACCTGGTACCGCTCGAGCTTCGGAGTCGCGTGCTCCGTGACAGCCGACCCCTCGACGGCGTCCTCGGTGTACTCGGTGACGCCCTCGTAGGTGTCGCTCTCGACGATGTCGAGCCTGAGCTCGTCGAAGACCTGGGAGACGCCGTCGCCGCCCTCGGGCAGTTGGACGGTCGACTCGGTGACCCACGAGATGATCAGCATGTCACTCGCCCTCCACCATTGTCATCTCGTTGTCGCTGATAAGGTCGCTCAGGTCCCTGGATATCCTGGACCACTGCTCGTCGCTCGCGGAACGGACGGCCGTCTCGACCTGTTGGCGGACCGTCGCCGCGTCGGTGGCTTCGTTGACGGTGACGTTGACGTCCATGGGCGCCTGGACGTCCACGCGCGGGCGCCCGCCTCCGGTCCCGACAGGGCCCACCACGGGGCGCCGCTCCATGGGTGCTCTGGCTGGGATCGACATCTGGGCTCGCTCGGCCGCGTCGAGCTCCCACGGCATCGGGGTCTCCGCTTCCGCCCTAGACTGCATTCGGGCACGCTGGCGTTGCCCCCGGATGACCTCCAGCTCCGCCTGGCGTGCCGGCGAGAGTTCCCCCACGGAGTCTAGCTCACCCGTGTTGTTCCTGATGAGGCCTGTTACGCGCTCCCCCAGGGTATTCATAGCCTCGTCCATCGGCGCCGTACTACCCTGGAGCAAGGAACGGAGGGGCGCCCAGATATTGCCTAGCTGAGTCACTACTCGGAGGGAGTCGAAGAACCAATCGAACATCTCCGCCAGGAGCCGAATCGCGAAGCGGAGTTTGTCCGCCCCCGCGGCGGCGCGCTCCGTGCCCACCGCCCATTCGACGAGGCGCTGCGTGACGCTGTCTCCGGAGTTGTCCATGAATACAACGAGGTCATCCACGGCGAGGGCGAGAACCGCGACCCCAGCAGCGACCGCGAGGACCGTCACGATGGCGGGGCCCCATGCAACCGCCGCCGCGAGGCCCGCCGCGGCCGCTGCTGCGCCCACGGCTATAATCACAGTTCGAAGGAGCGTCGTGCTGTCCGCCAGGGCGCGGACGATACCGATCATGGATCTGAACTTCTCAGCGCCAGCGGTCAGCAGCGGAAGGATGTGAAGCGCCAGCGCATCACGAGCCGCGGTCCAGGTTTCGTTGAGGCGAGCCGCTGCGGCACGGTAGGACCGAGTCTGCTGCGCCAGCGCCGGGAACTGTCTCCCTCCCAGCTGGTCGATCTCGGAGCGCATCGCTCGAAGCCCAGGGACGCCGACTGCGAACATCTCTGTCAGGCGCGTCCCGGCGTCGCTCATAATGTCGTCGATCACGAAATTCCGGGTCGCCTCGTCGACGCCGTTGAGCCCCTCGATGAAGCGCTCCATGAGCGCCTCCTGGTCGTTGAGGATCGGAGTCAGGGAGCGGACGTCGATCCCCAGCATCTTCCACGAATCGCCGGCGACCCCGCCTCCTGCCATGGCGTCGCGCGTCTTGATCTGGAGCTCTTTGAACGCGTCGGTGACGTCGTCGATGTCGCCTCCGAACCTGGCCGCTACGCGAGACCACGAGTAGAGAGCCTGCTCACTCATCCCGAGCCGGTCAGCCCAGCGGGCGATCGTCGTCGTCGATTCGATCGTGTCGGAGATCATGGTGCGGAAGCCCTGCACCAATGCGGCCGCTCCGAGGGCGGCGGCGAAGCCCCGGAAGATCCCTGAGACCTCCTCGACGGCTCGGCCCATAACGCGCTGAGAGGTGGAGACCTTGGCGCTCTGTTTGTCGAGCTTGCCAAGCCCCCGCGTCGCCTTCTCCGTCGCCTTCTCGCCCTTCTGGAGCGCGCGATCGCGATCGAAGCGGATGCCGAACTCGGCGAAAACCTCACGGAGCGCTGGCATCATCGGCCTCCCTGGCGGCGTCGAGGAACTCGAGCGTCTCCCAGTAATCTATCAGGTCCCTGATTGTGTGTCTTGTGCGCAGGTCTGCGAGCGTCGCGGAGCACGCTGGGTGCGTCGCGGCTCGCAGGAGCATCCAGCGTGGCCAGCTCGACGCTAGGTGGTCAGGGGGGCGCCGGCGCTTGGCGTCGCGCTTCGGGTCCCTGTGTCGGCGGCGCTCTTCGGCAAGAGCGCGCCGACCCCAGAGAAAAAATCCTCGAGCTGCGCCCTCGCGAAGAGGATCACCACACCGGGGAGCTCGCCGCGGTAGTAGGCCCAGTGGAGCTTTTGTCGGTCGAGGGACAACGCCTGCCACTCGCCCGCTTCGTCGCGCACGGCCAGCCCTGGGCCCATGTGGTGGCACATCTCCAGGATGTTGTGCTTCGTGACCTGGTGCTGGGCGAGGTCGAGGAGCTTCGCGCCCGTCGCCGTGTCGTTGCCGAGCAGGTCCTGGAGGTCGCCGACCTGGAATCCCTTGAGGAACGCTCCTGCGGGCTCGCCGAGGACGCGGGCGAGAAACTCGCAGTAGTCGCCCCAGTCGTCGAGGGGCAGCGCCGTCGCGCGGTACTCGTGCGCTCCGATCTTCGCGGTCTTGTGCGGGAGGTCCATGGGGCCGGTCCTTCCTTCGCCCGTCGACTACACGACGGGGCTTGCGCTCTGATACTGGATGCCGTCGGGCGATGCGAGCTTGAGCTGCCAGGTCCAGTTCTGGGCCTCGGCGTTCCCGGTGATGTCGGGCTCCTTGCTGATCATCGCCTGGCCAGACAGGCGGAACCCTGTCGAGGACTCGGAGATCGTCAGCGTCGTTGGTCCGCTCGAGGAGTTCGCGCGCTGGGCGGCGAAGACGTCCACGAGGCTCGAGTTCAACGGGCTCTTCTCGAGGAGGTTGACGCTGATGTCGTAGACGTTGTTTGGCGTGTCGTGGAAGACGACGTCGCCGTGAACGCCCGTCT